TCTAGTTTATTTGATATTGAATATAGTGGAAATCCGTACAGGGAACAACTTAACGCTATACAGAATGTGCTTGACAATGACGCTATTCTTGTTGGCTTTAACATTAAGTTTGACTTGCATTGGATAAGAAAATATGGAATTAGTTTTGTGGATAAGCGTATTTGGGATTGTCAGTTGGTACATTTTATACTCACTAACCAACAGAATCCCTATCCGTCACTTAATGGTGTCGCTGAGTACTATGGTTTGGGTAGTAAGCTTGATGTTGTTGCTACTGAGTATTGGGGCAATGGGATAGACACACCTGATGTTCCTAAAGACATTCTTGAAGACTATTTGAAACAAGACTTGCTTCTAACAGAGGCAGTGTTTAAACGGCAGTATGAGGAAGTAATGTCTCTACCTTCAGAACGACAACGATTGATTAGCTTACACAATCAGGACTTGCTTGTCTTAGAAGAGATGGAGTATAATGGAATTTTATTTGATGAAGATAGGAGTTTAGAACTTGGTGCCTTATTGGAAAAGGAAGTCGGATTACTTGATGAGGAATTGGCTAAAACTTTTAATATTGATGGTTTTAACTTTAATAGTAAAGATCACCTCAGTTGTCTTTTGTATGGTGGAAGGATTACTATACCCAAGAAAGAAGTTATCGGAGTTTATAAAACTGGCGAGAGAAAAGGGCAAGTAAAAGAAGGGTGGAAAGATCACACCTATGATATGCCTAGATTAATTGAGCCACTAAAAGGGAGTGAATTAAAAAAAGATGGGTACTATAGCACAGATGAACAGACGCTTAGAAGCCTTAGGGGCACAGGAGTTTCTAAAGGAATTATTCAACTTATCCTTAAACGGAGTGGACTTGAAAAGCGTAGAGGGACTTACTATTCAGGACTCCCTGAACTCAGAGAAAATCAAGGTTGGAGTAAAGGTACGCTACATGGACAACTCAACCAGTGCGTTGCTAGAACTGGTCGCCTTAGTTCCTCAAAGCCGAATCTACAAAATTTTGATGGAGAAATAAAAGAACTATTTTATTCACGATACTAGGAGAAACTTATGAATGATGATTATGATTACGATGTACCTGATATGAACCCTTCAGAAGATGAAGCATACTTCTATCATACTCTTGGAGACTTCGAGAGTTATGTTAAAGACTTAGGTGCTAAGTATGTTTTAACAGAGATGAATGAAGATGTTAGAAAGCTTTTAGAAGAAGCGTTTAAACAATGCTAATACAGGGAGATGCCTCTGCTCTTGAGTGGAGATGTGCTGCCTTTCTAAGTAAGGATAAAGTAGCCTATGAAGAGATATGGAACAATGTCGATCAACACACTGATAATCAAACTCGATTTGGGCTACCATCAAGACTTATTGCAAAGACCTTTGTCTTTAGACTCATCTATGGCGGTTCGGCTTATTCTTATGCTAATGATCCTAACTTCGCTGAGGTAAGTAAGAGTGAGAAGTTTTGGCAAGGTGTCATTGATGAATTTTATAGCAAGTATAAAGGACTTCATAAATGGCACATTAAACTTATGCAAGAAGCTACAACTACTAAAATGGTTAAACTTCCTACTGGTAGAATCTATCAGTTTGAACCTGAATTAAGACGAGGGGAGAAAGTTTTCCCTCGCACCACAATCTTGAACTACCCTGTGCAAGGACTTGGGGCAGACTTGATGACACTGGCAAGAGTATCTTTATATAACAGAATGAGGAAATTAAACTATGAAAAGGCGAGACTTGTTAATACAGTTCATGATTCCATTATCATTGATTGTGATAGTGGCTTTACTGATACTTTAGCTAAGACAATGTTAAATGTATTTGAAGATGTTCCTAAGAACTTTCAGAAGATGTTTGGGACTGAGTTTGACCTTCCAATGAAGGCAGAAGTACAGGTTGGAAATAATTGGAAAGATATGGAGATATGGAATGATAGTTTACGGAGCTAAACGAGTAAATGGTAAATTATTATTACGAAGATGGTTTAAGAAAAGAACTTCAGATAAGCGTAAAAGAATTGACCAAGAAATAAGCAAGTTGAGAAAGATGTGGTGGCATTTTAAAAATAGATGGGAAGAGTAGTTGACTTTCTATTTAGATATGGTATAATATATGTATAGTCTTATAAAAAGACTAATAAACAAGGAGATAGTATGATTATAGAAATTATTGATGTAGGTTCACCTGAGTCAGTGAAAACTGGTAAAGGACAATATCAGACATTACAAGTGAGTTTCAAGAATGAACAAGGGCAAGTACAAGGTAAGAAGCTTATGTCATTCAGTAACCCAGCTGTATTCAAGGATATTCAAGGCTATGCTAAGGGTGATAGAGTGGATGTTCTCACTGTTAAAGAAGGTGATTACTGGCAGTGGAAAGCTATTGACAAAGAAGGTGAAGCTCCTCCAAGACCAGCAGCAGCACCTACCTCAACTGGTGGCGGTGGTAAGGTCATTGGTAGCAACTATGAGACAGCAGAAGAAAGAGCTAGACGACAAGTGTACATCATTCGTCAATCTTCTCTAGGCACTGCGGTGGAATTGTTAGGTAGTGGTGCAGCAGTAGCTGATGTCATTAACACTGCAAAACAGTTCGAGGCTTATGTCTTCTCTAAAGAAGCTGAAGGCGAAGTAGACTAGTGGAAGCTTTGATGGATGGTGATATCTACGCATTTCGAGTAGCTTGTACTACAGAGAATGATAACGAAGCTATTGCTGTCTATCGTGTCAATGAGATGATTGAGAATACTTTAGCTGAGGTGGAAGCATCTGAGTATAAATTATTCTTGACATCTCCTGACAATTTCAGGAAGCACATCTATCCTGAATACAAGGCTAATCGTACTGCAACCAAACCTAAGCACCTACAATTCCTTCGAGACTATCTTGTTGAGAGTTGGCAAGGAACAGTTGCTGAGAAGATGGAAGCAGACGATTATCTTGGTATTAATCAACATGAATCTAGCATCATCTGCTCTATAGATAAAGACTTGTTGCAAGTGCCTGGAAAGCACTACAACTTTGTTAAAAAAGAATTCTATGAAGTAGATAAAGAAACTGGATTTAGGAACTTCTACACACAACTTCTCACAGGTGATACTTCTGATAACATAAAAGGTATAGCAGGTATTGGACCAGTTAAGGCTAAGAAAGCTTTAGCTGATTCTTTCACTGAGCAAGAAATGTTTTCTGTAGTTAGAGATATGTATAAGAATGATGAATGGATGATAATGAATGGAAGATGTTTACACATCCTCAGATCATTAGATGATGATTGGACAAATCATTTTGAAAGGTTAGCACTTGGCGACAAATAAGGAATGGACTGAAGGTCGCTTAAAATCATTTATAACTTCTACCCTAAGAGGTGGATTTAGAAGGTACCCCCCAAAATATGAATCTCTTAAAGAAGCTCAAGTTGGTAAGAAAATTAACAACAAATCTCAACGCTTGGCTATGCACTATGAATGTGGTAAATGCAAAGGGCATTTCCCTGCTAAGGAGGTTCAAGTGGATCACATACTTCCTGTGGTCTGCCCTAAGAAAGGATTCGAGTCGTGGGATATATTTATTGCACGGCTCTTTTGTTCATCGGATAATCTACAAGTACTCTGCAAAGGTTGTCATGACATCAAAACAAAAGACGAAAGGGTAAAGCGTGTTAGTAAAAGGACTAAAACCTGATGGCTCTTTTGAGAGTGTAGAAATAGACGAACAAGAAGAAGAAATATTATTAAAGATTGTATCAAGATATATAACTAACAACTGTGTACTAGAACAAACGGAAGATGGTCATGAGATTCATTTACACTACCTTCCTGATTGGATATTTGAAGGGAAAATGCAATGAGTAAGAATGATATAACAGGTGATTCAATTAGAAGCAAACCCCTGTCTAAAGAAGCAGAAGATAACTGGGATCGTATCTTTAAAAAACAAGGCATTACTTTAACTGAAGAAGAGTTAGCTAATGTTGAAATTATTGCAGATATTGTTCAACACCATCATGACAAGAAATTAAAGTATGAATTAGATGATGGGCAATTAACAGATGAGGAATATGCAAAGATAAGGGAATATGAATATGAACTCAATAAAAGTACAGGTTCTGTAGAAAAACGATTTAAAGATGGGATATCTAAACCTAATGGAGAACAGTTTAATGACGAGTAAAATACTGCTACTAGATATTGAAACCAGTCCTAATACAGCTCATGTATGGGGTATATGGGATCAGAACATTGGGTTAAACCAACTACTTGAATCCTCTTATACTTTATGCTATGCTGCTAAATGGTTAGGCAAGAAAGAAGTTATATTTGACTCTGTGAATAAGTCGTCACAAAAGAAGATGCTACAAGGTATTCATAAACTTCTCGACGAGGCTGATGCAGTCATTCACTATAATGGTGCTAGGTTTGACATACCAACACTTAACAAGGATTTCATTCTTAATGGGTTGACACCTCCTGCTCCGTTTAAACAGATTGACTTACTGCAAGTTGCTAAGAGGCAGTTTAGATTTGTATCAAACAAACTTGACTATGTTTCTCAAGCACTAGGACTTGGTAAGAAGACTGCACATGAAGGACACGAACTTTGGATTAAGTGCATGAACAAAGACCCACAAGCTTGGAAGACAATGGAGAAGTACAATAAGAATGATGTTATACTCTTAGAGAATGTCTATCAACGCTTTAAGCCTTGGATTAAGAATCACTTGAATTTATCTGTCTTATCTGAAGATGGTTTAGTCTGCCCTAATTGTGGTGGAAAACATCATCAGAAGAGAGGATATGCAGTCACTGCTAGTGCTAAGTACCAACGCTTCCAGTGTCAAGGATGTGGTAATTGGTTTAGAGGTACTAAGAGTATAAGCCATAAAACAGGAGAGAAATATGTCAACATCACTTAGTAAACAAATTGGAGGGGATCATTATAAGAAATTTACTATACAACCGATTGAGTTTATAACTAAAAACAATATACCTTTTATAGAGGGAAACATAATTAAGTACATTTGCAGATGGAAAGACAAAGGCGGTAAAGCCGACCTAGATAAAGTCATTCACTATGTAGAGTTGCTAAAAGAATTGAAAACATGATAACATTAACAGAATTACAAGAAAAGATTATTGAACAAGTTTCAGAGGTAGATTTAATTGATCTTCTCGGACTTACTACTGAGGATTTAGTCTATGCTTTCCAAGACAAAATTGAAGATAAGTACGACAAGTTGGTCAATGAACTGGAACTTGGAGATAGTTCTTCCTCCGATTAATTTATATAACTACGCTATAAGAAAGAAACCAATGGATAAAAGTCAAAAGATATTAAGTGACATAACCATATTTAATAAATATGCTAAATATGTCCCTGAAGCACAAAGAAGGGAAACTTGGGAAGAGTTAGTCAGTCGCAACATGGTAATGCACATGAAGAAATACCCACAACTGAAAGAGGAAATTAAAGATGTTTACAAATATGTTTACAATCGTCAAGTATTGCCTTCAATGCGTAGCCTTCAATTTGGAGGTACTCCTATTGAACTTAGCAATAATCGTATGTTCAATTGTGCTTATTCCCCTGTCGATCATCCTGCCGTTTTCAGCGAGACCATGTTTAACTTACTTGGCGGAAGTGGCGTGGGCTTCAGCGTTCAACGCAGACACACAGATAGACTCCCTACTATCCTTGGTCCATCCGCTAAACAACGACGATTCTTGGTAGGAGATTCTATTGAGGGTTGGGCTGATTCTATTAAAGTATTAATTAAGTCCTATACCCTTGGTAAATCTGATCCAGTATTTGACTTTAGAGACATTAGACCTAAAGGTGCTAGACTTATTACCTCAGGTGGTAAGGCACCAGGTCCTGATCCATTACGCATTTGCTTAGACAAACTCCGTAGTGTGTTAAACAATGCTGTTGGTCGCAAGCTAGAGCCTATTGAAGTGCATGATATGATCTGTCATATTGCTGATGCTGTTCTATCAGGTGGTATTCGTAGAGCTGCCTTAATCTCTTTATTCGATAAAGATGACATGGATATGATGTCAGCTAAGAGTGGCACATGGTACGAACTTAACCCACAACGAGGTAGAGCTAATAATTCAGTAGCTTTAAATCGTGATGAGATTACAGAAGAAGAGTGGTCTTCCATTTGGAAACGAGTAGAACAATCAGGTGCAGGTGAACCTGGAGTGTTTTGGACTAATAACTATGATGTGGGTACTAACCCATGTGCTGAGATTAGTTTAAGACCTAACTCTTATTGTAATTTAGTTGAGGTTAATGTATCAGATGTAACAACACAAGACACACTTAATGCTCGTGTTAGAGCTGCTACATTCATCGGTACACTACAAGCTGGATACACTGACTTCCATTATCTAAGAAGTGTATGGAAAGAAACTTCAGAAGAAGATGCACTACTTGGTGTTTCTATGACTGGTATTGCTTCAGGTGGTGTTCTTAAACTTAACTTAGCGGAGGCTGCAGGTGAAGCTAAAGAAGAAAATAAACGAGTGGCTAATATCATTGGCATCAATGAATCTGCCCGAATCACTACAGTTAAGCCTGCTGGCACTACTTCTCTTGTTCTAGGAAGCAGTAGTGGTATTCATGCTTGGCATAATGATTACTATGTTCGTAGAATGCGTGTAGGTAAGAATGAGCCATTATATAGATATATGACATCAACAGTACCTAGTCTAATAGAAGACTGTGTATGGAAGCCCCACTTAGAAGCTGTTATGAGTTTCCCTCAGAAAGCTCCTGAAGGTTCTATCCTTCGCACTGAAAGCTATAAAGACATCTTAGAAAGAGTTAAGAAATTTAACTTAGAATGGGTAGCTTATGGTAATAATAGAGGTGATAATAAGCATAATGTATCATGCACTATCTCTCTAAAGAATGATGAGTGGGATGAATGTGGTAAGTGGATGTGGGAGAATCGTTATAACTATACTGGTATCTCTGTACTACCTTACGATGGAGGCACTTATGTTCAAGCCCCATTTGAAGATTGTACTAAAGAAACCTTCGAGGAAATGTTTAAACATCTTCAAGAGATAGACTTAACGAAAGTAATTGAAACTGACGACCATACGGAAGCTAAAGATAATTTGGCTTGCAGTGGTGGAACTTGTGAGGTTAATTAATGTATTATTTTGGATCAGAACTTATCAGTGGTGTTAATTTAGGTATTGAACACATGAGTTATAGACAGATTGGTAGGAAAGGTAAAGGTTGGATTTTACTGCTTGATCTTCTAATCATTCGATTTATGATTGAATGGGATGAAGAAGGGGAATAAAACAAAGGGGCTTAATTGCCCCTTTTTTATTATAGTGGCATTACTCTAGCTGCTTCAGCACCAAGTAAACCAAGGATAGAGTCTTTTAGAACAACGGCTCCAACAGTGCCTAGTTTAACTCCAGCAGATTTATACTCATTAATGCTTCGTTTAATCTTCGTTAAATCCTCTACTGGAAGCACTTTAGATTTACGCATAACAGGCTCAAGTCTATTGAACTCAGATACTAAGTCTTTTTCAGGAATAACTTTAAGATAAGTACTTAAAGACTTTCTAAAGTCCTCTACACCAGCTTTACTTTTTGAAAGATTTGTTAGAGCTTGATCTACATCATCACCCTTAAATCCTTTTTGTATTAATACTGGGAGACTGTCTCTTGCTTGAGCTACATATTTATCTTCCTCAACTTTTTTAAGGATACCATATAATGGCTTTCCAGTAGTTGAAGTAAAGTAGTCATCCATAGCATTTGTAAGAAGTTTTTGAGCTGTTTTATCTAAGTTATATACTTTATAACCAGTAGTCTCACTTTGTTGAGCTAAGTTAAGTAAAGTAGTTTTAAATTTCTCTGCATTTAATGGAGATTTCTGACTACCAATAACTTTAGTAATAATCTTTAATTCTTGTGGGTCAACAAGACCATCTCTAATACTTTGAGCTAAATCAGCCTGTAGTTTTTGATATTGTGGACTATCAGAGAAAGCTTTCCCTTGTTTATATAAATCATCAATATTTGTTTTAACAAAGTTACGAACAGCATTGTCAGCATTTTCTGCTTGTGTAAAAGGAATATTGTTTTGAGCTAAAAATCTTCTTTGAGCTTCTTCATTACCTCTAGTAAATATATCTGTAGAAGTACCAGGTTTAACTCTCTTAGCAAAAGCTGCATCAGTTCTACCAAGTTTAGCTTCTTTCAATATAAATTCAGATTCTGTTTCTCCACCAAGTAAAGACTTTAATGGTCTACCAATGTATTTAGTAAGAACATCTCCTGGAAACATATTAGTAATAGCTGTAGGAAGTCTTCCAATGAGTTCTCTAGTAATGGTTGGTGCAGCTCCTGCTGCTAATTCAATACCCATAGCTGTAACATCATTCTCAAAATTCTCAGGTCTCCCAGCTTTATAATATTCACCAGCAAGAGAAGATGTTGCCCCTGATGCTGCTCCACCTAAAGCTCGTTTACCTAATTCTATGCCAACTTTTCCTACTCTATATGGACCACCAATAGCAGGAATTAAACTTAAACCAGCACCAATAGCAGAACCTACTCCAATATTTTGAGGATTAAACTCGTAATAATTTTGTGGGTTTTCTACAGCAGATTGAACTGTCCCTGGGGTAGCTTCTAAAGAAGGTTGCTCTGTTTGTGGAGTAGCTTCTGTAGGAGTTACATTAACTGTAGGTGTATATAAATCACCTAGACGAGTCACATAGTCAATAGTTTCACTAGGAAGGATTGATGGGTCTTTAGATACTAAGAATTTATCCGCTACTCCTGGACCTGCATTGTAGGCAATTCCAGTTAAGTATGGATCTTTATATTTATCAAAGTTTTGTTTAATATATGCTACACCACCTTTAATGTTGTCATCAACATTGTTAGGATCAACATTTAAGTCTTTAGCAGTGCCAGGCATAAGTTGCATAACACCAATAGCCCCTTTAGGAGACTTTGCAGAAGCTTTAAAGCCACTTTCAATGTTAGCCATACTTAATGCTAAGTTTTCATCAACACCTTGCTTTTGAGCTTCTAATACTACTTTCTCAGCTATGTCAAGTTGTTCTTGAGATAATTTAGACCAATCAATATTCATGGTTATCCTTTTTTAGGTGCTTTAAAACTTCTAATAATGTCTAACACACTTCCACCAGCAGGAGTTGCCGCTGGGGCTGCAGGAGAGGGTTTAGCTGAGGCAGGCTGTTTTTCAGATAATGAGTCATTAAGAGCTTTTTGAAGTCTAGCATAAGATGCTTTAATTTCACCTAAATTTTTAGCTAGTTCCTCTTGTGGTAAGCCTTGATCTAAAGAAGCAATAGTTTGTTGTAAAAATTCAATTTCTTTAACAGCAACTTGACCTAATGCACCACCAGTTTGTGAGAGATCTCGTATAGCTTGTAACTTATCAAAACCTAAGTTAGCAACAATTGTATTAAGTGTAGCTTTAAGAGTATAGGCATCTGTACCTGGAATTTTAGCAGCACCAATACCAACAATACCTGTTGTCTTAGGAGAAAGTTGACCTAGAGCTTTATCAACAGTTCTATCTACAAGATTTACAGAAGCTAATTGATTAGTAAATTTGCTAATCTCTTTTTTCTCTTTGTCAATAGCTTTTTCAGCTGCAGGAGTACCTGGAATAGGTTCAAATTCACCTGTAACAGGATTCTTTTGAAATTGACCCATACCTTGAGCTTTAAGAGGATAAAGTCTATCAACAGTTTGTTGTGCAATTTTCTTTTGTGCTACTGTAGAGTTTGGATCATTAAGAGTTTTATTTGCGTCAGCAAACTGACGATCAGTTGACTCTTTCTCTGTAGAAAGTTTATCTACTTCTCCACCAAAAGCTTTAACACGAAGTTTTAATGACTCATTAGTAGGATCGGCTTCTAAAGCTGTTTCCGCAGCAGTTAAGTTATCTAAAGCTTTTTCTAAATTAGATTTCTTACCTTCTTTTTCAGTAAGGGCTTTTTTAATTTCTACTTGAGTCTTAGCGTCAGTTAGTGCTAAGTCAGCTCTTTGAGAAATAGCATATTGACCTAATTGAAGAGCTTCTTCAGGTAAGTCATAGGCTTTAAAAGTCTCAATAAGTTTTGGATATAGAACATTAGGGTTTTGTAAATCTTCAGGATTTAATTGACTTTGAGCTTCTGAAAGAGCTTGTCTAACCTTCTTAGCTTTAACTAATGCAGGATCTTCAATACCAAATAATGACCCTAGTTCTCTTGCACCTTTAGTAATGAGAACTCTTCCAAGACCACCCCTTGTATCCCTAGTATCTAATACTTGTTGGACTTCCTCAGGAGAAGGTCCTAATATATCACCAAATAAACCTTTAACAACATTAGCCATGATTAACCTCCTCCTAGTAAACTACCCCAAAAGCCAAGATTTTGTCCATAGCCTTGTTGTTGTGCTGCTACAATATTACCACCAGCTTGAGCAGCAGCTTGACCTGCTTGGATAGAAGGAGCAATATAAGGATTAGTCATGCCAAGAATACCAGCACCATAGCCAAGAATATTAGCAGATGTTGCATAAGGAGCAGCAGTTAATTCTTGTCCAGTACCATATAACCCTAAAGCTTGTTTAATTTTATCCATTTGAATTTGTCTAGCTCTATCTTCAGCACCTAAATAAAGTTGTTGATTTTGAGCTTCACGAGCCTTTAATAAAGCAAATTGTTCAGGATTAACATAACCACCTGTAACACCAGCACCAGCTCCTGTTCTACCTTGTGAGAATAATGTATTAGCTAAAGAAACACTCTCTTGTTCTCTTTGTGGGTTTAATCCAGCTAAGACTTGATTATAATAATCAGAAGTCATTTGTTGAGTATCAAGACCCATAGCTTGCCCAAATAATCCTTGACCATACTGACTAACTTGATTAGCAAATGCTTGTTGTTCTGCTGATGGAAGAGCACCAGTAGCCCCAGCTAGATATTGTTGAAATAGTTGCTGTAGTTCAGGGGCAAGAGCAACTGTACCCGTTTGTCCTTCATAAGTGACACCACCTGCTGGTCCTGTAATATTATATGGTTGAAACTCTGCCTGACTATAATCAGGTTTATCGCCACCAAATATATCTGATATAAAACTCATATTAAACCTCTGTCTTTATAAAATTAATAATGTTCTCATTCCTACTTACTTCCTTAAACCCAAGTCTTTCTACAAACTCTTTTGTTTCAGGAAAAGTAGATGTTTCAGCTCTTCCATATTTTAACACTATATTCTTAACCAATCTCTTATACATCTTCATTGGAAACCATTTACCTTTATATTCAGGAAGACATCCACAATGTATTCTATTACCTTTTACTACGAATAAAGCAACTGTGTCATTATTACGATAAATTGGGTAATATTCCCAAGTCAGTGCCTCTTCTAAGAACTTTCTTTTACCTTCTTTAGGACTTCCATAAATCCTATATAACAGATTAGCGTATTCTACTTTAATCAAGAAGTTTTACTAACATATAAAATAGCACCAGCATAAACGCTAGGAGAACCACTACCAGTTATAGAAGGAGCAGCTATACTCATTGTTACTGTAGCACCACCAGCAGCAACAGTTAAAGTACCTACTGCGTTATCAGTTGCATATACATATCTTCCAAAACCAGAACCACCTGATCTTAAAAGTCTATAAGATGTAGTAACAGTTGTAGTGCTTACAGTACCATTTCTAGTAACCGTAAAATCATGGCTAGCTCCGTCTACATAACCACCAGCATCTTGAAGAATAACTTGCCATGTTCCAGCAGTCAGAAATACACTACGAGAAGCTGTTGCATTAGCTTCAGCCGCTAATATAAACATTAATGGAGATGCTTCAGCAGAAACCCATGTAGTTCCATTAGATCTAAGAACATTACCTACTGTGCTAGGAGCTACAGTTTGTAATGCACTTGTACCATTACCTAATAATACAGCATTTGCTGATAAAGTAGAAACACCTGTACCGCCATCTGCTACAGTTAAATCCGTAATGCCTGTAATAGCACCTCCTGTAATAGCTACTGCTGTAGCATTTTGAGAGCTCATTGTACCTAAGGAATTTGCTACAGTAGTTACAAAAGCTGTTGTAGCAAGTTGTGTTGTATTAGTTCCTGCTGTTGCAGTTGGAGCTGTAGGAACACCTGTAAGAGCAGGTGAAGCTAAGTCAGCTTTAGTATTTACAGCTGTTTGTAAAGCATTAAATTCAGTATCAAACTCTGATCCTTTAATAATTTTTCCCGAATCATTTTCAGGTAAAGAATCTTTAGCAAGAAAGTTGGTGGCTTTGGTATAGTTAGACATTATAAAATTTTCCCTGTTTTAAGATAGACATCGATTTTTTGTATTGATACTGGATTATCATTTACTGTAGCTTCAACTCCAAATTGTATTACTTTACCTGATCCTGATAATGGCATAGAAATAGAATTAACACCAATACCTGCTGAGGCATATTTACTAATATTATATTTAGCTGTTGTATTAAATTTAGAAAATGTTTTAGTTCCTAAATTTTGTAGTACAGTTACAGATTGTGGATTTAATGTATAGTCATAACCATATTTAAATGAAAAGTCTTGATCTCCACTACCAATAACAATTAAATTAGCTTTTTTAAGTAATTTATTTTGTGTTGGTGCACCTAAGTCTGAGTTAGATGTATAGTAACTAAATGTATAAGTAGCTGTGTTATCTAAGTAACCAGTGTACTCTGCCATTCCATTTGGTACACCTAAAAGAAGTTTTCTGTCTTCTGTAGAACAAAATGCTTTATAAGTGATACCTGAAGTATTACTCCAAAGAGTAGTTCTTGCTGCACCATTTTGTAATATATTTCTAAGATCAAAGTAGACCATTGTCTTAGAACCTGGGAAAGTAATTAGGTAGAAAGCATCTCTTTCAAAGTAAGCACTCTTAACATTGGTCAATGTTTCTACAGTAAGAAAGCTAACTAAGTCATCTCTAATATTAAGAGAGAGTTCACGAAGTGGCATAGAGTTCTCTTGAACTGTACGATTAAAACTTCTAACACCACTCTTAGATAAGAACACTAAGTCATTACCTGTGTTTTGTACTGAATCTCTTGCAATACATCCAACACCTTTAATAGTGTCAGCTAATGTCATTGTTGTAGGATCGTTAGCACCTTGGTAAACTACAATGTTATTCTTACAGAAGATAACTAAATATTTATTATGTTGAGCAATTGATACAATTTCATCATTCTGTCCTACAACACCACCAATGTCTAATAGACCGCTTCCTGCCCCTGTAAAATGAGCTCCATCAAGTAATTTACTATAAAATACAGTTGTTTTATTATCTGTTAATCCACCAACCCAAACTCTACCAAAAGAGGCTAATACTGTATCAGGATCAAATGTCGTTACTCCAGTTGGATGAGTTCCATAGTCTGTACCAACTCTTTGAAACACAAAAGGACCGCTATGTGCCCCTTCTCTATATACAAGGAATGGATTACCTGATTGAGCAGCAAACGCATAAGATTCTGCAGCAGCACCACTGCCTTCAGGAAGAGCAGCCCACTGCCATCTATCACCTGTAAAGTTAGGTTGAGTAGTTAATGCTATTGGACCACCTGAATCAGCACCAAATACAAATTTTCTTGTTAAATTAGTTGTTGTGCTACTTACAAATAGTTGACCATTACCTGATGATAAATAACTAATGGATCCACCAATAGTTTTAAATTCAAATATAGATTCTAAATAATTATCTGTACCTAATGAATTAGACGCAGTTGTAGGTCTATATACTGTTACATTACCACTAGTAGTTCCACTAGTTCCATGAGTAATTGTAAATGTATTTGCCGTAACTGCTGTAATTGCAAAAGCACCATCTGTAGCAGTACCTGAAGTAAAGTCTAAATAAACTGTGTCACCTACTGATAAACCATGTGCAGTTGCTGTTACTGTGACTACTGCCGCTGCTCTAGCATAAGTACCTGAGATACCATTTCTAGTTTGTGAAGTGCTAATTGTATATGTACCAGTTCCACCAGTACCAGTGCCTAGGGCAGTAATCGTAGTCCCTGCAGTAATACCAGTTCCTGACAACACAGTACCAATAGACAATGTACCTGAAGTAACTGAATACACAGTCATTGTGGTTGTAGAAATAGAAGCTGTAAATACAGCATTAATAGGATCTGTTAGTAGATCCCAACCTTTTCTAGCACCTAAACGACCATATTTATCAATAATACAGTTATTAGCAACAGTAGCATAGCCACTCTCAAGAGTAACACCTGAGTCTTGGGTATTTAAACCCATGAAGCCAGGAGCTGTTATACTAGTGGTTTTTAATGGACCAGCCATTAACTAGGATACCAAACTGTTTCATCAGGTCTTTGCCCTGCTTCTATAGCAATATAGTCAGCAAGCATACCCCTAAAGCGTTGTTCTTGTTCCATGAATCCACCATCTTCACCTCGTTCAGAGATAGCCCTAGCTAGTGTTCCCTCAATAACTAAAGGTGCAGGAATTTGTAAAACATCAGTAGCAAGAGATAGCTCAGCTTGTGGAAGTATTACATTAAATCTTAAATCATAAATACCATCAGGGATTGGGAATATATCTACTTGTGTATCACCATTTGCATTTACACCATTAAAGTTGTAATAGGCTGGAGCTGCTTTTTGGACAGTAGCCATAAGGAACTGTCTATCAAACCAAGACCCTGGTCTATTTTCTATATAAGTATTAGTTGTATCATTAATAGCATCTAATATTCTAAATGTAGTTCCAGTGCCAGTTAGGACATAATTAAATAAGTCAGGGGCAGTGGTAGCAGTTAAAGTAGTACGAAGGGCACTCCAATTCCATGAGTTCTCAACATCTCTTTTAACTTCATTAACTAGGTCTGCAATAAGCGTAGAATAAGTACTAGCAGTAAGAGATTCAACCTCTTGCTCCCTAAGCCTTCTTAAAACCCTATTGACAATTTGTAAGTAAGTCATGTATTATTTTCCCAGTGTATATAACAATTATACCATAAGAATGGCTATTTGTCAACTAATTTATTACCATTTAACCTTATCAGCCCAATATGCCGCACTCATCTTACCTTTAGCTATATTCTTAGCGTGCCTTGCTTTAAAAGACTTCTGTCTAGCTTTCTCTGCAGCTGTTTTAGGGGCAGAACCTGCACCACTAACACCTTGCTGACCAAACCTAATTAACTTCTCTGTCTCACCTACTTTAGCCACAACTGCGTGGCTTTTTGTAGGATGACTTGGAGTCTTCTTAGGTTTGTTATAACCAGCAAAAGTTTCTTTACCTTTTTTTATCATTTCTTCTTCGCCGTTTTAGCACTCTGTTTAAACGCTTTTGCAGTAGGAGCACCTTTCGTTCCCACTTTACGCATCTTCTCACCTGAACCAGCTTTAATTCGTGCTCGTTTAGCATTAATGTTAGCGTATAGTCCTGGTTTAGTAGCCACTCTTCATAGCTTTCTTTTTAGGTTTAACAACCATTTTTTTACCTGATTTCTTAGCTGCTTTTTTAGCTGCTTCCATACCAGTCTTAGTGTAGCTATATTTTTTTCCGTTTACCATTGGCATAATTATTTCCTTTTCTTTTTAGACATACCTGCTTGTGATAATGCAATAGCAATTGCTTGCTTCTTAGATGTTACAATGGGACCTTTTTTAGAACCAGTATTGAGTGTACCTGCTTTATACTCACTCATTACCTTACCAATCTTCTTTTGTTTACCCATCTTAGTTGTAGGAGTTTTCTTCATTTAAAGTCTCTTTTTCCTTTGTTATCTATAATTAAAGCTTGCTTTCTAGGAGTACTGCCTTTAACAGTTGGAATAGATATATTTAACCAACTATCAAATTCTAATATAACCTGATCGAAAGGAA